GTTGCCGTTCTCGTTGGTCTTATGGCTAGTGCTTCGGCTTGTACTCGCATTGAAACAGGCGAAGTTGGTGTTCGCCGCGATATGTACAAGCAGATTGAAACTACTGAACTGCAGCCAGGGTCTCTAAACCAGACAATGTTTGGTGATGTATTGACGTTCCCTACCAAGGACGTTCAGGTTGATGTTGTTGATCTAACCCCTTTGGCAGCAGACAATTCGACAGTCGCTGACTTCGATATGGCTGTCATCTACTCGATCAATCCTAGTTCGGTTGCTGAACTTTTCATCGAGAAGAACCGCGGTTTCCACGCTGAAACTGAAGAAGGTGACACGCTGTTGATGTATAACTACATTCGTCAGCTTGGTCGTAATGCTGCCTACAAGGTTGCTCGTCGTTACGAGTCTTTGAAGATGGCCGACAATCGTGCAGAGATGGAACAGTCGATACGTCAGGAAATCGTCAACAGCCTTGCTGCTGAAAAACTTGATGGTGCTATCTCGGTCTCGCAGGTTCTTGTTCGTCAGGTCAAGCCTGCTGCAAACATCGTAGCATCTGCTAACGCTCTTGTTCAGGCTCAGAATGCTGAAAAGCAGAAGCAGGTCGAAGTTCGCACTGCAAAGCTCGAAGCACAGCGTATTGCTGCTCTGAATGCTAACGCAGGTGCAACGAAGTACATGGAAGCAACTGCTATCGTTACTATTGCCGAAGCTGTAGCTGCTGGTAAGGTTAACACGATTGTTATCCCATATGACTTCAAAGGTATCGTAAACGTCAAGTAATTTTTATACTTGACATAATCCCCTCAATCAGCTATAATAATAGCCTGATTGAGGGGATTTTTTTATGCGTATTAAACAGATGAGCGATCTTCACCTAGAGTTCGATACTAACTTCTTTCCTAAGAATGAGGAAAAGGCAGATATCCTAATGCTCAATGGTGATATTTGTATGGGGGCACTTTTCGATAAGAGCCCAGAAAGTCCTTACCATGCTAAGGCACTAGAGTTTCTTGACTTCTTTAGGTTCTGTTCCAATGAGTACGAGGAGGTTCTTTATATTCCGGGTAATCATGAATACTATCGTGGCTATATTGATACTACTGATGATATTATTCGAGAAACTCTTTCAGTGTTTCCGAATATTCATTTTCTAAATAATCAGAAGTGGGAGAAGGATGGTATCACGTTTCTAGGGGCTACTCTTTGGACTGATATGAATCATAGAAATCCTATTACAGAACAGTACCTTATGTCTAGTATGAATGATTTTCGAATTATTAACTGGAAAGAGGATAGTTATGGAGGTAGATTCCGTCCTTCGGATGCCGCTGCATTTCATTACAGAACTACGAAGTTCTTTGATGAGGCTAGTGCTGGACTAGATAACGTTGTTATCATGAGCCATCATGCTCCGTCCTTCATGAGTGTTCACCCTAAGTATCATAATGATTTCCAAATGAACTATGGCTACTACTCCTCGTTAGACGGATTCATTATAGATCGACCACAAATCAAGCTATGGACACACGGACATATGCACGATTGCTTCGATTATAAGATTAACGATACTAGGGTTGTTTGTAACCCTCGTGGCTATAAGAACGAGAACAAGTTCTTCAAACCACATCAGATTTTAGAAATCTAACAAAAAAGCCCGCCTCCAGCAATGGAAGCGGGCTTTATTTTTAGGTATGCGCCGACGAAACACTTTTAGAGTTCAAATGTTACGTGTGCATAAAGAAAGCCCGCCAGGCGAACCTGACGGGCTTCTTTTAATGTTTCGGTTTGTAGAAAATATGATCTCCAAACCTATACGTTATCTTAAATCTATAAGACCATTTAGGCTTGACTGTCAAATTATGGAAGTAAGTAGCCCCGTTAGTAGGGTCTTTCCCAGGTTCTAATACCATCTGTCTTACGCGTTGCCACATAGGATCTTTTGGTCTCTTAGTTCCTTTTGCGAATTGGTTGGGTTGTTTAACAATAATACAAGGCTTAACGCCCTGCTCTTTGCTGCGATTCATTATTACATGAATAACGGCTCTGATACCTTGTTCACCTTCCCCACGACTTTCAGCATATACTACGCTTGCTACTTCACTTATACAATCCACTAGTAGTTATCACGATATTTTTTCGCGCTCCCTACGTCTCTCCCTGACTATAGCCGCCCGCTTTAACCTACGCTTTTTATCGCTAGGTTTTTCGAAGCAACGACGTTCCTGTAACTCTTTGAAGACGCCTTCGTCGATGAGTTTTCTCTTTAGAATCTGCATCGCACGATCCACGTTGTTATTTCTTACTTCGACTTTCATAGACCTGTTGACCCGAATCCTTTATCTTCTCTTGTATTATCTAGTGTATGGTCAGGGAGTTTGTAAACCTGTGCCACAACTAGCTGCGCGATTCTATCGCCCTTCTCAATGCTAAAAGTACTAGAACTAGTATTATACAAAATGATTTTAATCTCACCTTGATAATCTTCGTCAATAGTGCCAGGGGAATTGAGAACAGTGATACCATGCTTTGCCGCAAGGCCCGAACGAGGGCGGACTTGCCCCTCCGTGCCCTTGGGAAGATTAATCCGTAGACCAGTGCCTACCAACTTTCTCTCACCAGGCTCAAGCGTGGTTGCTTCAATACTATGAAGATCTAGACCAGCTGATCCGATTGTTTGGTATTGAGGAATAATTGCATCCTCATGTAACTTCTCAAATGTCATCCAGTAACATTCCTTGTAAGCATGTCATAATAGTTGCTCCATTTAGTTTGAACTTCATGGAATCAATATCCAATCCGTTATCTATGGCCCATGGAATTAACTGTTCCTGTACAAATTCTAGTACAGGGTCAATTTCATCCACTATGGCTACAGTGGGATTATTCCCAAATAGCTTGACCACATTATCGTCCATTATGACAGACCCTAATAAACCTTGCTTTAGTGTTAGTTTTGTCGGGATTAGGGATTGAAAAGCAAACCCGTTTTCCGGCAGCAAGGGCCTTGACTTTGAATATAGCTCGGTCTATAACTCCCCAAGTGTCAAACGAATGTGCTGTCGAAACATTACGACGTTCGCCCTTAGAGACCTGCTTTGACCTTTTTCTCTTTTTACCCAAAAGTCCATTTCCTTTTTCTTAAATATGATACCTGATTATGTATGGCCTTTTCTGTTCGGCCTGGTAGCAGTTCAAGAAGTTCCTTCATCGGCTTGAGCTTATAATACTTTTTCAAAACGTAACGCTCCTCGTCCGTCCAAGGTCTCTTCTTGTACTGCATTTATGTAATATATGTGATTTTAGCTCGAAAGTCAAGACATATTTTGGCCCAAACTAGGAAAGATTTGTTTTGGGTTGCTTAATTTATTTCTTGACATCAAGGCTCAAAGTGTGTATAGTGCATAATATGACTGAAAAGAAGTGTCAAAATAAGTGCAAACTAGACCAGGAAACATTGATTTGTCTAGGATGTGGTAGAACCCTAAAGGAGATTGTAGATGCAGGAAACGCACACGCAAAAAATGGAAAGAAAAAGAAAGCAACGTGATCTTTGGTATCGCTCGACAGGGCAAAAGCTCATTCTAGCTAATATCTCGAAGAATCACATGGACTACGGAATGAGCCCAGCTCAGCATCTACGTGCTAAGCAGGAACGCGCAGAAAATAATTCTTGACTTTTGGTGTAACTTTTGTTATATCAGATACATAGTCGCTGACAGCCGACAATAAAAGCGGAAAGACGCGGGTGCGACTCCCGCCGCCTCCACCATAGACACATTTGCCCTGCGTGGCTCGGAGTACTGCTGCAGCAGCCGAATAACTGAAAAGTGTGTCTTTGATGGGGGCGAACTAGGATCGATTTTCGAGTAATAGGAACGCCGAGACTATTGACTGGCAAAGTGCCACTAAACTAAATGCTAACGATAACGATAGCTTTGCAGATATCCGCCTAGCGGCATAATCTACACGGGTACGGCTCCACCTTGGAACAGAACGGGCCATTTTTCATAGGGAGATAAAATGAGTAATCCATGGACTATACCTTTCGACGGCATCACGCATGTCTGCTGGAAAGATAAAGACGGTACTCCACAGCACAGGAAGATGACATTCGCGGAAGAAAGCGCTTATTTCAAATCTAGTGACAAGGAGAAATACCTCAATGAACTACTCCGTATCTGAGGAAGTACCCCTAGCTTGGGATCATATCATCAATACCTTTATAACTATGGTAGAAAATGATGTTAACTTTAATAATGGGGTAGCAATTGAAGATGTTCAATGTTCAGTACGACACGGAACTTTAGCTATTATGTATAGAGGTGGAAGCAAGATAACAGATGCTTTCTCTATGTTTGCTAAAGAAATGTCTGCTAATACTTGTTCAGGATGTTCAATGCCTTCTACTAGGCGTATATTTGGATCTCCTAAATGTGATGACTGCTACTAGGGGGCTTAACAGCCCCCTATTTGCATTTGTCTGGCTGATTCGTAAGAATCACAGAGCAGAAATATGCTATTCTTCGCATTAAGGATGCTAGGATTCGGTAAAAAGTTACTAGAACTAGCTATTAAACATTGGAAGATAGTACTTCCGGTAGTTATAATTATAGTAGAGTTCTTTGTAGTATCCAATGTTTACTATAACAAAGGAGTTACAGAAGAACGTACTAAGTGGGAAAAGAGAATTCAAATAGAAGGTGAGAAGAACAGAAAGCTCACTGACTCTATCGCTTCCCAAGCAGTTAACTACGGTGAACTTGCTAGAAAGCAAGATCAGGCTAGAGTACAAAAAGAAGTTATTCATGAAAATAGTATCAGAACTATTATTCAGGAAAAGCCTGTATACAAAGAGTGTAAAACAGATGCAAATGTTCTAAAAGAACTTAATGCAATCAGAGGGTTAGGACAATGAAAAAACTAATATTAGCTTTAGCGCTTCTTACTACCGCTTGTGCAGGTAAGGAGACAGGACTAGCCCCAGCCGTGCAAATCCCTCCTCTTCCAGGAAATCTCGCACAAAAAGCAGAACCTCTACCGCCTATTACAGACCCAACCATGGGTGGACTTGTACAGGCTAATGTAGATACCAGTAAAAGATATAATGCAGTATCTTTTCAATTGAACAAGGTCATAGACCTATACATTTGCGTAAAAGATGCTGTAAACAACAAAAAGGAACTAAAATGTCAGTAGAAACTACACTAGCAGAACGTGGTGCTCGTTATGGCTCTTTTGAGGAGCACGCCACTATTGCTCAGGCTATTCAGGATGCCTTTCGGATTTACCCTGACAAGTGGGAAAAGCTACCTCCAGTAATTAAGCAAGGCTTCACTACTCTAGCTGATAAGATTGCTCGCACTCTTAATGGTGATGAGTATTACGATGATAACTATCATGACATTGGTGGTTATGCTAAACTTATGGAAGATTGGGTTCGTAAACACAATGCTCCACTAGAACTACACGTTCAAGAGCATAGCCTGCAAGTCCCAGAACATACCGTTGTTGGTGCAACTGTTTAAATAAGCCTTGACTTTGCTTGTTAGTTTTGCTATATTAATTATAGAAAGGATTAGTATGAATTTATTCTATCTAGATGATGACCTAGATAAATGTGCCGAGTATCATATCGACAAGCATGTCGGTAAGATGCAGCTAGAGGCAGCACAGCTTATGACTACCACCTTGTGGGTAGATAAGTATCTAGGCTTTATTCCACGTAAACTAACAAGCGAAGAATTAGGAGTTATTAATGATGTTAAGCGCAATGAACCGGCTATTGACCAGCGTGTATTCACTCGATATTTGCCAACTCACATTAATCACCCAAGTGCTATTTGGGCACGTAGTAGCCTAGAGCATCACTACTGGATTATTAACTACATCAATGCTCTCAATGAGGAGACTATGTGGCGTGGTAATAAATCTCATGCCTCTTGTGCAGAGGCCAATCGTATGCCAGAACCTACTAGATTGCCCAATGTAGGGTGGTCTACACCAACTCTTGCTATGCCGGACCAACTTAAGAGTGACGATGCCGTCGCTTCTTATCGCAAGTTCTATATGCTAGACAAGGGTCCGTTTGCTTCGTGGAAGCGTCGCGGTAAGCCAGACTGGTGGGACGATGATATGGTAGCTGCACAAGCTGGCAGAATCTCAGGGCGATAATGGATTTAGTTTTATCAATAATCTTCTTTTTGGTTTTGATAGCTATATTGTCACAAATACCTTGGCAAATATGGTTAATTACCATTTTTATATTAACTATAAGTAGGGAGTATTAAGGAATAATGTTATATACTGGCTCTGGGAATATCCCACATCATATATACTGTTGGGTAGACTCATCATTCGTTCGTAAGGGTGTAGAGCCATGTACCTTCGAACCTTGTATTTGGTTCGCTTTACATTCAAAACCTGGACACTCTTGGGGCTGTCATGTAATGCTAGAGTGTGGTGCTGTATGGCGAGGTGTTCCTCCTCATGCTCTAGCATTCTCTGCGGAGCCAAAACCGATATGGTCTCTTGAGGATTCTCAGGTTTGGGATTGCTATGGCGATCAGTTTTCAGTAATTAAATATGATTACTTGAACAGTCAGACCGCCGAGATACGCAAAACCAAAGAATTTGGCATGTATTTGTTTACTGCTATTCCTATGAATGATGGCTACACAATGCATCCATCTCAATCTAAAGAGTTTATGTTCATAGAATTAGATAATGGTAGACTTTGTATTATGCCTACGAACGAGTTGAGGTTTCATGATAAATCCTACACCGAAGGCGACTGGCCTACAAATATTAAATTAAACACAACATCGTGGAGAGTAGAATGAGTGAATCAGACGACTATAAACGAGGATGGAACGACGGATTTAATGCCGCTAAAAACCATGTGCAAGTGCCCATATACCAAGCTCGCTCCCAGATTGGTCAGACTTTAACGTGTTCTAAGTGCGCTAAAGTTTATCTGCCACAGTCTTGTTGTCCACAAACTGATTGCCCAATTCAACCCTACATGAGGAACACTTAATGAGTGAAGTAAATTTAATCGGGCTTACTAAGCCCAGCGCATATACAGACTGTAGCACAGCCGAAGAACTAGTAGCTTGGGCGGCTAGAGTATCTAACCCCTCAAATCAAAACAATGCGGCGACAGCTAATAAGCTAGTTCAGTATCTAATCAAGAACAAGCATTGGTCGCCTCTGGAGATGGTCCATGTCTCAATGGAAATTAAAACGACTCGCGACATTGCTCGCCAAATCCTACGACACAGAAGCTTCTCCTTCCAAGAGTATAGCCAACGTTATGCTGATCCAACAAGAGATCTTGGATTTGTTAGAAGGGAAGCTCGCCTACAGGATAGGAAAAATCGGCAGAACTCCGTCGAAGTGGAAGACAAGAAGCTCTCAGAAGAGTGGAATGTAGTTCAAGCTCAACTAATCAATACCGCTAAGGAGGCCTATAACTGGGCTGTCAAAAATGGTATTGCTAAAGAACAGG